GGGTTTTTTTTGGGGTGGGGGGAGGAAAAAAGGGCCGTACTTGTTATATTAGAAATAGGAGATCTAAATAATTTCAAAAATTTAAGAATTTTACACTTCTGTATCGTGCTGTACCATCTCTTCAATAGTATCAGTAAAGCTATACTCACGCTTCCAGTTCAGCTTCTTCTCTGCCTTACTGGGATCACCAAGTAACAAATCTACTTCGGCAGGGCGGTAGAAGTCAGGATTAATTGTAACAAGTATCTCTCCCTTATCGTTATAGCCTTTCTCATCTAGACCAGACCCACCCCAGATAACTTCTTCATTTATCGAAGCAAAGGCACATTCGACCAACTCTCTTATTGAGTGTGTCTCACCTGTAGCTAATATGTAATCATCAGGTTTATCTTGCTGCATCATTAGCCACATACCACGAACATAGTCTTTAGCGTGACCCCAATCCCTCTTAGCATCTAAATTACCAAGCTCAATAGGAGTATGTCTTTCTTTAGGAAACATTATTCTCTTTCCCACAGCTTTTGTAACCTTACGTGTAACGAAATTCTCTCCACGTAACGGAGACTCATGGTTAAACAATATCCCATTGCAGCCAAAAAAATCAGGATAGGACTCTCTATAGTTCTTAACAGCCCAATATGCGTACAGTTTAGCAACTCCATATGGACTACGGGGGTAGAAAGGGGTCGTTTCTTTCTGTGGTGTTTCTTGTACCTTGCCAAATAACTCGCTGGTACTGGCTTGATAGAACTTGGATTTAACTTTAAGAGACTGTAACGCTTCTAATATACGCATTACTCCTAAAGCATTGGTATCCCCTGTTGAAACAGGTATATCAAAAGATATTCTAACATCTGACTGCGCTCCTAAGTTATATATTTCATCAGGTTGTGTATCTTTAATAACAGTTAAAATACTATTAATATCCGTTAAATCACCATAAAAAGGAAGAAAATTAGGATGATCAATGTATTTATTAATATTTTCTTTATTTGGTGTACTACTTCTCCGTACTAATCCGTATACCTTGTACTGTGTCTTTAACAGTAGATCTGTAAGATACGAACCATCCTGACCTGTAACACCTGTAACTAAAGCTGTCTTTTGCATGTTGATAATATAAATAAAAAATATATTTGTGTCAAACTAAAACTTGACATCTTTATCTTGATGTGTGTATAATATAATTCTCTCCTTTGTTTTACAGGAGCAGTCTTTATAACAACTTGGTTTTTAGACTGCTCCTGTTTTTTTTCGGCTAGGCGTTACAAAGGGGGTTGCCAAACTAGTTACAACTTGATACAATCTGTAACAAGAGAGAAAAACGTGTGTATGTTCGTCTTGTTTGTTTATTTTGTTTTAAAGTTTACTAACTGATACTATAGTAACAATATGAAACAGATAGGTAATAAACCCCATATCATCTACGGAAAGTTAACAAACGAAGAACTTCGTTCTCTTATTTGTGTTACTTCAAAAGGTCGTAAAAAACCTAATGCTGGAAGAGATCTTATAGAGATGAGAAGTGAAGTAACAAGAAGGAATAACGTCCGTCTTGCACGACACGAAAGAAAGAAGTATACTAAGGATGAAATGTTAGAACGTGCTGAAAAAGGTGAAAACTTTAAACCCGGTAACTTCATAGCAGGGATGGCTCCTAAACAGGAGAAGTTCTGTATGGAGTATATTGCTACGGGTGATAGTCTGATAGCATACAAGGCAGCAGGATATGCGCCCGGTAAGAGCCACTCTGATACCCGTAGACGGGCCTCAACCCTCCTCAAAAAGCCTAAGATAGAACAACGCATAAACGATCTGCGTGAAGTCGCTATAGATAGAATGGCGTGGAGTGCTGACCATGTGCTTCAAAGGCTGGACGAAGTTTACCAACATGCGTTACAGAACGGAGATTACACAAACGCGAACCGTTCCGTTGAGAACGTGGCGAAACATCTTGGTATGTTTGTTGACAGATCTGAACAGAAGATTAAGATGGGTGGACTAGGTGACACTGATTCCAGTGAAGAGGTCAAAAAGGACATTGAGAGGCTTGCTGACATAGCTGGCTTTAAAGTTATAGAAGGTGGCAGATAAACATGGACAGTGAAGAGTTCTATGAGTTTATAGATACCAGTGACGAAGATAAGAATAAACACACCAAACGTTTGTCATTCGCTGGAATAATACCCTATAATGAATTAAACTATGCTCCCGGTACGATGGGATACCATCAGGCTATGGATAGAGTTGAGTTTACTATCGAGAACTGGCATAGTCATGTTTGTTCTCACCCTGCTTTTAAAAACCCCGACAAGGAGTTAGATTCTCTACGGGACTCGCTTGTAGAAGCAGCTAATAGTTTATTTAAGGTATATAACGAGTTAGGTTCTATACAGTTTAAACGAAACCTTGAAGGGTCTGAAGATCCTTCTTATACAAAATTAGGGGTACATTGAGTTATGAGTAATGGAGTTCAAAAAGCACTAGATAAAGACAAGAAGGCAAGAGAAGCTGCTAAAGTTAAAAAAGATCAAGGACCGAAAGCAGAGATGCGAGAAGAACGCAGAAAAAATATGCAGACAGCTTTTGATAAAAAGAACCCAGATGCTAAACCAGTAATGAAAGCAAGAGCTAAAAACATAATAAATAGAAGGTCTGCTCGAACAAGACCAGAAACAATAACAAACATGCAGAAGTTAAACAAAAAGTTTGGTACGTCAGATACAAAAAAAGGAAAAAAAGTTCTGACTGAAAGAGGATATGAAGACCTAAAACCTCTTCCAAAAGATAGGGAGAAAAAAATGTATCCTATCGGAAAAGCTAAAGGCGGTACAGTTCGTCTGAAATCTGGTGGACCTGTTGTAGATAGTTACGATTATAGTTAAAAGGATATTGAGTTATGGAAAGAACAGAAGATTGTGTTTATTTAGATAAAATTGTGGGCCGTCCAACGGGACAAGGTTACGGTGCTGCTCGTAAAGGTCCAAATGTTCTTGGTCCAGAAACAAACGTTGTCGTAGATGAAGTCTACTCACAACCCGAACCATTTAGAACGGAGAAATAAATCATGCCAAATGTAGGTGGTAAAAAGTTTCCATATACTCCAAAAGGAATGGCAGATGCTAAAGACTACGGAATGAATCGTCAGGGTCTATATCCTCAAGAAGAAGCCCGTGCTGGCACACAGACTTTTGGTCAGCGTTCAAATAATATGGCTACAGGTGGTGTTGTTTCTTCTCCGTCAGGTCACAAGGTTGTAGATGGATACGACTACAACACAAGCCGTGAAAACAGACTTGAAGAGCTTGGTCGTGTAGATTCTGAAAAAGCACGTACCCGTAAAGGAAAACGAAATCTTAAAGATGAAAAGAAACGTATCGTAAAAGAGCTTTCTTAGTCAGATGGGTCAAGGTTTCGCACCAGCCCCTAACAGTGGTGGTTTAACCAGTAGTAATGCGCCTCCTGTATTAGGACGTAATCCAGAAACGTATGGTAACTATATGATGCACCAGCAGAATGCCCGTCTTTCTGATATACAAAACAATACTCCTGACGATGCGGTTAATAACATAGGCCAGCTAATGCAACCTAATCAAGTACAACCAAATACCATTACAGGTTACATGCCGACTCAGTTACCTTCTTCACCTACACCTCCGAACCAACAACAGGCTAATAATGGTTTGTCTTCTTTACTCCCCGGACAGGGTGGGTTTAGTTAAGGGCATGGGTGCAACAACAGGTGAACTAAAACTACGTGATAAATTATATGAGAATGTAGTTAACGCTTCTTCTGCTGACTTCCTTACATTTGTAAAGATGATGGCTCCCCTTTTGATTGCTGACTTTCAAATGGGAAGACATATAGAACTTATATGCCATAAGTTACAACAAGTAGATAGCGGTGACGTTAAACGTCTTATGGTTTTTCTTCCTCCTCGTTCCTCTAAGTCTGTAATATGCTCAAAGCTTTTTCCTGCTTGGTACATGGGAAGACATCCTAATCATGAAATATTAAGTGTATCTCACAGTGATCAGCTTGCCAGTGACTTTGGTAGATCAGTAAGAGATTTAATTAATAATGAAATGTTTAGTATGATCTTTCCAGATGTTAAACTTAGAAGTGACGTAAGGTCTGCTGGTAAGTGGCAGACAAATCAAAATGGTGTGTATGTTGCAGCTGGAGTGCGAACACAGATTGCTGGTCGTGGCGCACACGTAGCTATGCTTGATGACGTTATGTCTGAAGAAGATGCCTTCAGCGAAGCAGGAAGAAGATATATAAAAGAATGGTATCCAGCTGGACTACGTACTCGACTCATGCCTTCAGGAGCTATTGTTATAATCAACACACGTTACCACGAAGATGATATATGTGGTTGGTTGTTAGACAGTGAAGCTAATGCTGACGAAGCTGATGTAATCATACACCCGTGGGAAGTGATTAAGATTCCTGCATGGCTTGACGAACCCGCAGCAAAACTTCTTGATCTTCCAGTAGGAACCAGTTATTTTCCTGAGTGGAAACCAGACAACTTATTAAAGGTAGACGAAGTAGAAATAAAACGTCATAATGGCTCACGTTACTGGCAGTCGTTATATATGCAAGATCCTACACCAGATGAAGGTGGAATAATAAAGAAGGGATGGTTTAAAAGCTGGAAGCACTCTGAACCTCCTGACTGTCAGTTTATTATACAAACAATGGATACAGCTTTCTCTTCAAAGACAACAGCTGATTATTCTGTTATGCAAACATGGGGTATCTTTGAAAGATTAGAAACAGATAGTACAGGAAGAGAACGGTGGATATCAAATTTAATTCTTCTTGGAAGTATCCGTAAAAGATTTGAATATCCAGAGTTACGTTCAGCTGCACAAGAAGAGTATGAAAAACATGATCCTGATGCTATTATGATTGAGAAGAAAGCTTCAGGTCAGTCACTGTTACAAGATTTACGAAGAGCGGGGTTACCTGTGTTGGAGTATACACCTGATCGTGATAAGGTAAGTAGAGCAACCGCTGCTACTCCTTTTCTTGAAAGCGGAAGGATTTGGTTACCTGAAGATAAAGAGTGGGCCTTAGAGTTAATAGATGAGGCTTGCAGTTTTCCAAATGCACGTTATGATGATCAGGTTGACGCAATGGTAATGGCTATATTATATATGAGAGATTCATGGTATGTTACTCATGAAGACGATCCTGAATATGAAGAAGATGAAGACGTTTATAAACCACCCCGTAAAGGGTATTGGAATTTTTCTAAAAACTCCTACATGTGATATAGGGAAGTAAAGTTATGGCAATTGAAAAAAATCCTTTGTTAAGTTTAGTTGGTGGCACAAGTATGCCACAACCTGAATTTGACGAAAGCGAATTGGAAATTGAAATAGAAGATCCTGATGACAGTGAGATGGCAGGAATAGATGCAATTGCCGTAGAAGATGAGTTAGCGTTACAAGCTGCACAAGATGATCACTATGCTAACCTTGCAGAATTAATTGATCCTGAAGATCTTGCAGAGATTTCTGGAGATGTTATTGATTCGTACCAAGCAGACAAAGAATCAAGAGAAGAGTGGGAATCAACCTTTGAACGTGGCTTTGACCTGCTTGGTCTTAAATTACAGGAAACTACAGAACCTTTTGAAGGATCATGTACAGCCGTTTCACCTCTGATTATAGAGGCAGCTGTTAAGTTTCAATCTAAAGCTTCTATAGAACTGTTTCCATCAGGCGGTCCTGTTCGTACACAGATTGTAGGAAATGCAGATCAAGAAAGAGAAGACCAAGCTACTCGTGTACAAGACTTTATGAACTATCAGTTTACTGAACAGATCAGTGAATATTTCGATGAGTTCGAAAAGATGTTGTTTCATCTTCCCTTGATAGGTAGTGCATTTAAAAAGATGTACTATGATCCTACATTAAGACGGCCTTGTTCAGAGTTTATCCCTATTGATCAGTTCTACGTGTCTTACTATGCATCTGACATACAGAAAGCAGAACGATATACACAAGTAATTCATCGAAGCATAACTGAGATGGAGAGAGATGTACAAGGTGGAATGTATATGGATGTGGGTTTAGAAGATCCAACTACGCCTGACCCTACTTCGTTTACAAGTAAGATTGACTCTATTATGGGTATCAGTCCTGCTGATGACTTTGATCAACAGTATGTGTTACTTGAACAACATTGTTACCTTGACTTACCAGAACCGTTTAGCAGTGAGGATGGTGTTGCTCTTCCGTATGTAGTTACAGTTGAAAAAGAGAGTAGAGAGATTATTGCTCTACGTAGAAACTGGTCTAAAGAAGATATAACAAAAGAAAAACAAACTTACTTTACACATTACAAGTTTGTACCGGGATTTGGTTTTTACGGTCTTGGTCTTATTCATTTGCTTGGTAATATGACAATGAGTGCTACATCTGCACTACGTAGTCTTGTTGATGCTGGTCAGTTCTCTAATCTACCGGGAGGATTTAAAGCTCGTGGTGTACGTATCGTTGGCAACAATGATCCTATTGCTCCGGGTGAATTCCGTGAAGTAGAAGCTACTGGACTTGATCTTCAAAAGTCTATTGTACCATTACCATATAAAGAACCATCACAAACTCTTTTTAACATGCTTACGTTTATGACAGGAGCAGGACAGAAGTTTGCTGACAGTACTGAACAGATAGTTAATGAATCATCTAACTACGGTCCTGTAGGCACAACAATGGCTCTTATAGAGTCTTCTGCTAAGTTCTTTAGTGCTATACATAAACGTTTACATAAAAGCCAACGTGATGAGTTTCGTATTCTTTCTAAAATTAACTTTGAGTTTTTGCCTGATGAATACCCTTATGATGTCCCTAATATCACTACTTCTGTATTTAAGTCTGACTTCGATGGGCGTGTTGATGTTATTCCTGTATCTGATCCTAATATCCCCTCTGCTGCTCATAGGTTGTCTATGGCCCAGATGGTTCTACAGTTATCGTCCCAAGCACCACAAGGAATGTATAACATCCAACAAGTACACCTTTCGATCCTAAAGGCTGCTAATATACAGAACCCAGATCGTTTCTTTACACCAAAGAACCCTCCTGAACCTCATGATCCTATAACTGATATTGATTTGGTTGTGAAGGGAATGCCTATACAGGCTTTTCCACAACAGGACCATGCTGCCCACATTGCGATTAAAACAGCCTTTATAGATGATCCTACATTAGGAAAAACTGAAATGATGGCTCCTGCTGTTCCTGTTCTTCAGGCCAACATACAACAGCATATGGTTATGCAGTATCAAGAGCAAATGTCTGGACTAATGAAGACGGAGACACCACCCGGAGAAGTTTCTCCTGAAGTATTAAGTCAGTTATCTATCAATGCAGCTGAACAAATACTTGAAGCAAACATGGGTACAGCTTCTGAAGATTCTCTTGAAAATCAGAACTTACTTCTTGAAAGCGCAAGATTAGACCTTGACCAACAAAAACTACAGATGACTGCAACTAAAGATGCAGCAGAACTTTCTATTAAGAACCGTGAGCTTGATCTTAAAGAAATGGGAGTTCAGTTAGATGCTGCTGGAAAAGTTTCAGAAAGCGAACAAAAAAAGATGGATGCTCGTATACGTGACGATAATTCCATACGTACTACAAATGCAAAACTAACTATTGAATCATTAAAGAACCTTGCGAAAGAACGAGACTTGATGATTGACAAACGTATGAATGAAGATCGTTATGCATCTGGTGGTCCAGTACGCCTTGCACAAGGTGGTAAGTTCTTTGAAGAGTTTTTAGAGAGAGCAGGTGGTAGAGAAGCTTTTGAAAACCCAAGTGTAATTTCTGACGCTCTTGAAGGTTTCTTTGCTACGATAGGCGGTGGACGTAAACGTACAGCTGATGAATCAATACGTGACACTTATGAATCTTATAAATTTGATTTAAGAGATTCTGATTCTTTAGAAGACAATTTAAAGTACCAAGCAATAATAGAAGATGAAGAAAAAAGAAGAAGCACAACTCCGACTGTTGATTCTAATTTAGACACAGTAGGAGAAGCAGAGCAATTCCTTGCAGATGACTTTTCAGGTGGATTAGGTAAAAGCGAAGAAAGAATTACTGATCCAAATGCAGAAACATTTGTTCCAGAAGGATCAGTTATTAGAGATGATGTTGATGATTCAAGTACAGATTCTTCTCCAGTATACGGAAGAGGTACAGTAGATTCAGGTGCATTACCACCTGAGTTTCCCGTAGAAAGACAAACTCCTGAAGTAGATATTGGTATTGGTAATTTAGAAGGACCAACTCCTGAAGTAGATATTGGTATTGGTGATTTAGAAGGACCAACTCCTGAAGTAGATATTGGTATTGGTGATTTAGAAGGACCAACTCCTGAACCTGTAAAACCAAAACCGCCAGTTATTATAGATAATAAAGGAATGAGAGACGAGTTACGGAAACAACAAGAAGTTAAAGATCAAAAAAAAGCAGATAGTTTTCCAGAAGGATTAGGAGAAACAGTAGAAATACCTACACTTGCGTCTATGAGTAAGCCTGTTCCGGGTATGCCACAGAATGTAGCACCTGCTGACCTCAAACCATCTATAGCAGGAAGTCCTCCACCTAAAATTGAAACTCAACCTGAACCGGGAAGTCTACCTTTAGCACCTTCTCCGTTTGAAGGAATGACACGAGTATTCGAAAAAGTAAGTCAGGCTGTACCAGATGTACAGAAACAATTGTTTAAGAAATCAAGGTTTAACATGAAAAATTTAGATAAGTTTAATAAGAACGCTAATCCAGAAGATGTAGTAGCTCAGTTTGAAAAGTTTAAAGGTAATAGTTATTTTGCTACTAAGTTCGAAGAAAAGCAAGGAATATCTACAGTAGGTTATGGAGATACTCAATCTAATAAAACTAGTGTTACAAAAGAAGAAGCAAAGGATGACTTAGCCAAAAGACTTAAAAAGGTAGGAGAAGATATAGATAAATTAATTAAAGTTCCTTTATCTCGTAACCAAAGAACAGCCATTATATCTCTTGTAGATAATGTTGGTCTAGGAGCTTTTTCTAGAAGCATGGCGTTAAAGGCTTTAAATAACGGAAACTTTGATGAGTTCTATAACCAAGCATTTTCTTTTGAGAATGGATTTGTAAATCAAAATGGTAAGCCTCTTAAAGGTCTAGTAAGACGAAGAGCATCAGAAGGAAATTTATTTAACTTAGCATAATGTTTTATTCGTTTGTTATAATTTGTATATTTGCACAGTCATGTCCTACTATATTACAGGATGAAGTTGGACCTTATTCTTCGATAGAAGAGTGCTATTTAAGAGGAGCAAGTATAATTAAAGCTTCTTCTATTAGATTTCCTCTTATGTCAGCTGCTGCTAATTGTACAGAGAAAGACCCAGAAGAGTTACTAAAAAAGAAAAAGTTTAAAAAGAAACAAGAATTTAAAGGTGAGCTTATTAAATGGAACCGATTGCATTAGATAGCAGAATGCTGTTACAGTTAGCTGCGGTTTTAGCATCCTTATCAGGAGCATGGATGCTAGTCAGGACACAAGTAAGAAACTTGTTAAAAAGCCGTGACGAAATGAAAGAGAACATTCAAGAGATATATAATAAGCTTGATATTGTAGAAGCAGGAAGTGCTGTTAAATCTTCTCAAATAAAAGTACTATCAGATATACTAAGTCCTAGTAATTTAGAAAGACGTAATAGAGAATTAGGAAAGGTACTTTCGGAGATTGAAGATCTTAAAGCAAGAGTAAAAAACGTAGAACACATGCACAACGGGAAACATCCAAATGTCTCTTTATAGAAATATTAATAAACGTAAAAAAGCTGGTACTTCTAGAAGTAAAAAGAATAGTACAGTTTCTAAAAAAGCCTACGCCAACATGAAAGCTGGTTTTCCAAAGAGTAAGAAAAAGGGCAAGAAGTCATGAGTAAAAAGAAAAATTGGATTAAAGATGCGGTTAAACGTCCCGGTGCTTTACGTAAAAAACTTAAAGTTAAAAAAGGAGAAAAAATTACAACAGCACAGTTAAACAAAGCTGCTAAAAGTAAAAACCCAAGAACACGTAAACAAGCTAACTTAGCAAAAACTTTTAAAAAGATGAAAAAAACATGATTGTACTTTTTACAGTGATAAGTTACACGGCAATAGGTATAGGTGTTATTGATATATTAAAGGTGATGAATTGAAAGATACACCACTTAACGAGAAGGGTATAGATCACACAGTTAGAAAACCTCAAAAAAAAGAATATGATCATTTTGACGAATACTGGCAAGGATTGTGTAACTACCTTCAAGTAAAGTATAGGAATACTTATGGCAGAGAAGAAGAGAAAAAAGAGTAACATGAAAGGAATGAGCATCAAGAGTGGGGATAAACGTCCCACTAAATCTGGTGCAGGGTTGACAAAGAAGGGTGTAGCGAAGTATCGTAGGCAAAACCCCGGAAGTAACCTAAAAACAGCTGTTACGGGAAAAGTTAAAAAAGGAAGTAAAGCTGCTAACAGACGTAAATCTTACTGCGCTAGATCAGCAGGTCAGATGAAGAAGTTTCCTAAAGCAGCTAAGAATCCTAATAGTCGTTTAAGACAAGCACGTAAAAGGTGGCGTTGTTAATTGTTTCAAGATATTCAAGAAATAAAAGACTTAATTCAAAAACAAATAGATCAGATATCAGAACAGCTTGCTACTGGCATGTGTGAAGACTTTAATCAATATAAACATTTAACGGGAGTAATAGAGGGGTTGACAAGATCTGTACATGTGGTAGATGATTACCATGCTACTATTATGGAAAACCTTGAAGAAGATTCGGAGTAATTATTAAATGGTTCTTCAACCCAATATGTCAAACTCTACACAGAATGATGAATGGATTACGGATGATGAGATGCCAGATCCTGAAACTTTACCTAATGTTCCCGGTTATCATATTCTAGTTCGTCCTTTGTCGATAAGAACAAAGACAAAGGGTGGTATTATTATGCCAGATAAGTTTAAAGATGACATCCAATATCTTACAACTGTCGGAAGGGTTGTGAAGGTTGGTTCTTTAGCGTATAAAGATAAAGGAAAGTTTCCTTCAGGATCATGGTGTAGTGAAGGAGATTATGTGTGTTATGGTAAACATACAGGACAAAAGTTTATATATCAGGGAATTCGTTACTTACTTATATATGATGATCAAGTCATTATGACGATTGAAGACCCTGCTGATATAGACCCCATGTACTCACTTGTAGCGTAAACGTAGAATCGCAACTGCGGAGAAAGATATGATAACTGACGAAAATGAAAATGAATGGGGTAAGATTGAATTAAATCAAGCTCCTGAAGATTTAGAAATTGATACTGAAGAAACTGTTGAAGTAGATCTTCAACCTGAAGTTGAAATTCAAGAAGAAACATCTGAAGATAAAGAACCTGAGTTAGAAGGAATTGAAACTAAAGGTGCTGAGAAAAGAATACGTCAGTTAATAAAACAACGTAAAGACCGTGACGAAGAGTTATTTAGAGCAAAAGAAGAATTAAGTGCTTTACGTCATCAAATGTCTGAAGTTGGTAAGATACGTTACGATTACGATGGTGCGTTAGCAGAAGCTAAAGAAGGTGAAGTAAACTCTAAACTTGAGAATGCACGTAATAAGTTTAAAGAAGCTTATGATGCAGGAAACAAAGATGCAGTGTTAAATGCACAAGAAGAGTTAGCAGAAGCTAAAACAGAGTTAAGGTTGATTGATCAAAAGAAACAATGGATCGAACAACAAAAGACACAATATCAGGAAGAAGAAGAAAAGAGACAGAAACAATACGATACTGCTCCTCCTGAAATAGACCCTCTTGCAAAAGATTGGGCTGAGACAAATGATTGGTTTGGTAAAGATCGTACAGCTACAGCTGTTGCTTTATCAATTGATGCAGAATTAAAAGAGCAGGGCGAAGATCCAAGTGATCCTTCTTTTTATGAAAAAGTAAATGCCCGTCTTAAAGAAGAATTACCATCTAAGTTTGGTGATAATGAAGTGTCGGAAAAGGCTACTCCGAAAAAGCCTAAACAAGTGGTAGCAGGAAGGTCGCATTCTCCTGCTTCTAGAAATAAAGTTAAACTTACAAAAGAAGATGTTAGTCTAGCGAAAAAATGGAATATACCACTTGAAAGATACGCAGCTGAGAAAGCGAAAGCAGATAGATCTGATGGCGATTATACGACTGTCGTTTAACATATATACAATGCGGAGAAAGTAAATGGTTGAAGAAGTAAATACGGAAACAAACGAAACAGATGAAAACTCACAACAAGTTGAAACAACTAATCGTAACATATCAAGAATGATGGAAGAACGAGAAAACTTATCTCATGAAGCTATCATGTCAGCGATTGAAGATAACGATTGGTTACAGATTCCAGAAAGCATTAAGAATCAATTTCTTGATCAGGGATTTGTTTTAAGGTGGATACGGATAATGTTAGATGGTCAAGAAGATCATCAAAACATTGGAAAGAAAGAACGTGAGGGTTGGACATTTGTTTTAGCTAAAGACTGTCCTGAGTTATCTTCTGGATTTAAAGTGAAGGAAGAAGGAAGTCTAGGTGGTTGCATATTACGAGGTGACGTAGCCCTCGCTAAACAACGAATAGAATACCACGAAGCTATACAAGCGCAACAAATGAAGCGCACACAGCAAATGGAAGATGCCATAGCTAATAGACTACATGGTGATCATCCTGACCGTAGAATGCCTATTTATGATTCAAGCAAACAGCGAGTGTCAACAGGAAAACAAGCTAAGTTTGACGCTTAATTTTTAACTTTTTTCTGAAAAGGAACTACTATTATGGCTTTAGCAAAAGCATATAATGGGGCTGTTCCAGTACGTAAACGAGGCAGTTCGTATAACACGATGGGAACCAATAAGTATCAAATTGCGAATACTTATGGTGATAACATCTTTCGTGGCGATCTTGTTAAAGTTAGTGCTGGTTACATCCAACCTGTATCAGTTACAGCAGACCGACCAATTGGTGTGTTTCAAGGGTCACAGTTTGTAGACCCTACATCGAAGCAACCCACTTGGCTAAACTACTGGCCTTCTGGTACTTCATCTGCCGATGGAAAAGCATACGCACATGTTATGGATGATCCTGATGGTATTTATCAAATGCAATGTAATGCTACTGTTACTATAGGTGATCTAGAAACTCAGAACTTCTTTGTTGAAGTTTCTGACGGAAATACCTATACTGGTCAGTCAGCATGGGCAGTTCAAGTTACCTCTCGTACATCCCTTGCAAATCCACTACGTATAGTTGGTTTGTGGGAAGTTGAGGGTAATGATTGGAATCAAGCTAATACTCGTGTATTAGTTCGTATTTCTAATCATCTTGACTACGCTGCTTCAATAGCTAATTAAAGGAAGGACTGATTAAATGGCTATAAATCGCGCCAGTATTGGCAAACAGCTTCTTCCGGGCTTAAACGCAATCTTTGGACTTGAGTATGGTTCCATTGATGAAGAGCAAAAACCTCTTTTTGAGATAGAGAACTCTGATCGTGCTTTTGAAGAAGAAGTCTTAATGACTGCTTTTGGTGAAGCACCAGTTAAAGCAGAAGGTTCTGCCGTATCTTATGAAAGTGCCAGCGAAAGTTGGGCATCTCGCTATACGCATCAAACGATTGCGTTGGCGTTTGCTGTTACGGAAGAGGCTATGGAAGATAACTTGTATGATACTTTTGCTAAGATTAGAGCAAAGTCTCTTGCACGTTCAATGGCAGCTACAAAGCAAACTAAAGCTGCTGCTATCTTTAACAATGGCTTTACCAGTGGACTAGGTGGTGACGGAGTTGTATTATTCTCTGCTGCTCATCCAGTACAAGCTGGTGTTCAAAGTAATCTTTTGACCGCTGCTGATCTATCTGAATCCTCTCTTGAAACTGCTGTTATACAGATTCAAAAGGCAGAAGATGATCGGGGTATTCTGATTGGAGCTATGCCTGTTTCATTGCATATTGCCCCTGATAATCAGTTTGTAGCACAGAAGATCTTAAAGTCTACACTCTCAACCACAACTGTTGTATACGGTAACAATCTAGCAGGTGTAGCTGGTAACGTTGCTGGTGTTACAAACACAAACGACATTAATGCTGTTCGAAGCATGGGTGTTGTGCCACAAGGTGACTTTGTTAATCACAGGTTTACCGCAGCTGGTGCTTGGTTTGTGAAATCAGATGTGCCTAATGGTACTAAGATGTTCGTTCGCGCACCTCTTGGAACCAAAATGGAACCAGACTTCGATACTGGTAACCTTCGCTTTAAAGCTCGTGAGCGTTATAGCTTTGGTTGGTCAGATTGGCGTGGTTTCTATGGCAACGCTGGTTAATAACTAAGTTGGTTAATACGAGGGGGATGCTTGTTAAAACGGCATCCCTCTTTTATTATAGAGAGTAGATAATTCACATAAGGAATTAATGAAATGACTACAGCTATTAATGCAGTCTTTGTATCTGCTACCGTTACTGCAACTGATTACCCTACACGTATTAGAGGTGTTAGTTGGGGAACAGCAGCAGCTAAAGGAGACATGGTAGTACGTAACGGAAGCGCATCAGGTACTATTGTTTATAAGCAGTATCTTGGTGTAAGTAGTGCATCAGATGTTTATGTTCCAGATTTAGGAATACGTGTAAGTGAGAAGTTACATGTTACCTTACCAACTGGCGCATTTGCTACATTCTTGTTAGGATAGAACATGGTTAAAAAAAAGGGCGAGTGCGATTGTATATGTTGCAAAACAACAAGATACATTAACGGACTATGTAAAAAAATATTTAAAAGATAGGCTTTAGTATGACAGTTTCAACAAGCCAAGATTTTAATTTAGATATTGATGAGATTATATCCGAAGCTTACGAACATTTAGGTGGACCTCCTTTTGTTGGAAATGATGGTATAACTGCAAGAAGATCTTTAAATCTTTTATTAAGTGATTGGCAGAATCGTGGTATCCTTCTATGGACTACTGAGTTTACAGATTTAGCTTTAGTTCAAGGAACAACTACTTACACTCTTCCTAGTACAACTGCTGCTGTTACTGAAGCAGTATCCCGAAGAGGCTCTAATGATATTCAAATGAGCCGTATTACTGCTGAAGAGTATTTAAAGATTCCTGATAAAACAACACAAGCAAGATGTCTTCAGTATGCGACTATGAAGGGAAGAGATAACGTCAACTTTCTAGTTTGGCCAGCCCCTGAAAATAGTACAGACACTGTTCGTATGCATAGTATTAGAAGATTTTTTGATTTTGAAAACTCAACAGATACAGCAGATGTTCCCTATCGTTACTTACCTTGTTTAACAATGGGTCTTGCTTATTATCTTGGTTTTAAAAGAATGGGAATACCAGCTACAAGAGTAGCAGCTTTAAAGATTGAATACGAAACATTACTATCTAATGCTATGGCAGAAGATAGAGAACGAGCAGCAATGCTTATTAAGCCTTCTATAAGATTTGTATAGGTAGTAGAATGATATGGTAAGAGCTTACTTTATAAGTGATAAAAGTGGATTTAGATATCCTTACGAACAAAGAGTAAAGGAGTCTACAGGATTTGTTGTTGGTCCTGATGAAAGTGATGGAAATTATAATTTAGAAAATCACCCTCAGAATAAATCACCTCGTATAGGTGCAAAATATGTTTTAAAAGACGCAAGACCAGAGAAGATTTTAGAGTATGTAAGTAGTACATGGACACCAGCACAATCAACATCTATTCTAAACTATTTCCCTCAATTTGTATCAGGAACTACGTAAAGGTAAAAGGACGATAAAATGGCAATCACGACAGGTGTGAATAATCAATTTAAATCAGAGGTTATGTTAGCAGAGCATAATCTTCAAAGTAATACATTAAAAGTTATATTAGTTTCATCCTCTCAGAATGTTTCTGCTGGTGGGCCTAATACATATGCATCCGTTACAGGTCAGTTAGCAAACGGTAATGGTTATACAACGGGAGGTAAGACACTTGCAACTGTTTCAGTAAGCACTGTTGACTCTTCAGGAGTTGTAGACTTTGCTGATGTAAGTTGGGCTGCTGCAACATTCTCTGCAAATGGATGTATTATTTATAATGACAGTCACAGCAGTAAGAGTGTTATAGCGGTATATGACTTTGGTGGAGAAAAATCAGCAACAAACGGTGAGTTCAAACTCGTTGTTCCAGCTGCAACATCGGCTAGTGCTGTTATCCGATTAAACTAATAAAAGAAAGGCAGTAATATAACATGGCTTTCGTTCTCAAAGATCGGGTTAAAGAAACAACTACTACAACAGGAACAGGTGCTGTATCTCTAGACGGAGAAGCTGGAGGCTTTCAAGATTTTAGTAGTGCTATTGGAAATACTAATACGACTTACTATGCCATTGTTCATCAGTCTTTAGATGAATGGGAAGTTGGTATTGGTACATATGGTTCAGCAAGTAATAATCTTACTAGGACAACTTTACTTTCTTCTAGCACAGGATCAGCTGTTAACTTTAGTGCAGGTACTAAGGATGTATTTGTAACACTGCCAGCTTCTGAAGTTGTACATACTAGCGCAAGTCCTAGTTTTACAAATGTAAGTATATCAGGAACATTAACTGTAGGTGGTATAGTCAGTGTTGGTGGTTCACTTGTCGGAACTTCTGCAACCTTCGATGACAAAGTTTCTGTTAGTGCATTAGCTGTAACAGGAATAACTAGTATAGGTGGTTCTCTTGTAGGAACATCTGCTACTTTTAGTAATCATGTCTCTTCTAGTACTTTAGCTGTTACGGGGATTACAAGTATCGGTGGATCTCTTGTTGGAACTTCTGCAACGTTTAATGATCATGTATCTGTTTCTTCAATGACTGTTACAGGAAATGTAACTGCTACACAATACTATGGAGGTGGTGGTAACTTAACAGGCGTTTCAGCAGGAATTGCTACGAATGTTTCAGGTGGATATGCTGTTCTTACTTCTGCTCAAATAAGCGGTAATGTGAGTATTGGTGGTGGTTTATATGTTCATACCTCTGTTGGAATCGGTGTAGCTTCTCCATTAGGACAAATACATATAGCAAAAAATGCTATTGCTGATATTGTAAGTTTAACAGATGCAGCCAATGTATCTCTTAGTTTTAGTAATGGACAGAATTTTAGTTTAACGTTAGCTGGTAATAGAACATTAGATAATCCAACTCAATGTGTTCCCGGACAAGTAGGTAGTATATTTATTATTCAAGATGGGACAGGAGGTCGAACACTTAGTTACGGAACTAATTGGGAGTTTCCAGCAGCAACGGCTCCAACCCTATCGACAAGCGCAGCAGCAGTTGATAGACTAGATTATATTGTAAGAACATCAACTGCCGTTCAATCGGTATTATCTAAGGAATATAGTTAAAAATGTTTAATAATGCTTTATTAATGGGTGCAGCTGCTCAAGGCGGTGATAGTCTAGCAACGATAGATAATTCTGTATTGTTTGAAGGAGCAGGAACACTGACTTTCACTCCATCTACAACTGAAACTAATGGTAAAAAATATACACACTCTTTGTGGGCCAATCATTACCAACTTACAAACTATACACATTCTGGATATAATGATTATATATACTCTTCTGCTACAGTAGTAGGTTATCCTTCCGAAATTTCATTTCACACTTCAAATGATGGAATTTATGTTATGAATACGAATGGATCATCGTACTCTGGATATAAACAAAGCACTGCACAATATAGAGATCTAGGTGCGTGGTATCATGTATTTGTTGTTTTCGATTCTACACTTTCAGTTGCAGGTGATAGGCTTCAAGTATTTATAAATGGTAAGAGAATAACTGCTTGGACTCAGGATGTTGATCCGGGAGCAGATTCAATTACTTCAGTTGGAAAAGGAAGTGTCCAGCAAATTTATGGTACATACTACAATTTATATAGAGATCTTAATGCTCGACTTGCTGAAATCTACTTTGTAGATGGCACAGCCTTAGATGTAACAGATTTTGGAGAATATGATTCTACTGGTTTGTACTGGACACCTAAAGATCCAGCAACGATAGCAGATACCGTAACTTACGGTAATAACGGATGGTATCTTAATTTTAGTAATGCATCAAATTTAGGCGAAGATTTTTCTGGAAACGATAATGATTTTGTAGCAGCTAATTTAACGCAAAGTTTTAATACACCAACAAATCAATATCCTTATCAAAATCCTTTAACACTAACTAACTCATATCCATCTTCCTTAACAAAAGGAAATCTAAAGCAAACTGGAAATTCTGCTGGCAGTTTTGCTTCAGGAACTTTAGCCACACTTCCATGTGACGGAGGAGGAAAGTTTTATTGGGAAATTAAAGTTATAGGCACGTATACAACAAACGGATATTCATCTATTGGCATAGCACCAATGGATCTTCCAAGATATGATAATGTAGATCCAAATGGAAACTTTTGCTTACCGGGTCAACAAGATTATCAAGGAGTTAGTACAACTTTTAATACTGGAACAACTACAAATCTTAGAGCAAACTCTTTAGGTGTAAATGATAATATTGGAAGTTCTTATACAGTAGCTACAGGTTCTTTTATGCAGATAGCATTTGATTCTGCAACACAAAAAGTATGGTTTGGAAAAGACAATACTTGGTATAATTCTGGAGATCCAGCTAATGGAACAAATCCAACTGTAACACTTACAGCAACTGATAAGTTCTGGTATCCGTGGATTGGAACTTATACAGCTAGTGATATTTTTGAAATCAATTATGGTGAAAGTGATTTTGAATATACACCACCAACAGATTTTAATAAAGTAAATACAACTCAGATAGCATCTGATATAAGTCGTACTCTGTCTGATACAACTAAATACTTTGACACAATACTATACGAAGGTAATGGTACTGGGCAGAGAGTTGGAGCTTTCCAGCCGTTTGGTAATTCATTTACTATAGATAAGAGTGCTTTGTTCGATGATGCTAATAGTGAATCTTTAACAAGAACTTTTTCTACACCTACATCAGCAAATATATGGACTTTTTCAACATGGTTAAAAAGAGGTGATTCACTTTCAGCAGGGGTTGTTGTTTTATTTGGTGGAACTTATAACAAAGACTTACTTCTTTGGAACGGTGGTACTGATTTATATACACTCCAAAACGGTGTAACTGGAATAGACTTTAAAAGAACGTTAGAAGACACGAGTCAGTGGTTTCATGTTGTGTGGACTCAAAGTGGAACAACCTCAACAGGTTATATCAATGGAGTTCAGGTAGTAACAGGTACTGCAACTAATGATACTATCAATGAAAGCGGTATTACTCACTATATTGGAAATAGAGCAACCTCTGCTGCGCCTTATGATGGCTATGTAGCGGAAACAGTTTTTATTGATGGATCTGCTCTAGCACCTTCTAACTTTGGTCAAACAGATACTAGTACTAATAGATGGATTCCGAAAGATGTATCAGGTCTTACATTTGGAAACAATGGTTTTTATTTAGATTATTCAAATGGAAGTGATTTAGGGGAAGATTACATTCCTAGTGGAACAACCAGCTATGATATTACAGTAGCTAACCCCGGAAGTGGTAATAAGTATTATATTGATACTGTTCTCCAAGCCACTGAAGAATTAATAGAAGGTGCAACGTACAAATTTGATCAATCAGATAGTTCAAATGCTGGCCACCCATTAAGATTCTCTACTACTTCTGACGGCACTCATGGTGGTGGTTCTGAGTATACAACTGGTGTTACTACATCAGGAACACCCGGATCAGCAGGGGCTTATACGCAAATTGTTGTCGCAGTTAGCGCACCAGTTTTATATTACTATTGCAGTAGTCACTCAGGAATGGGAGGAACTGCTAATACAAAGACTAATAATGATTGGACAAATAACAATACTGTAGTTCAAACAGCAGATTCACCAACTATAAATGCAAATGTTTGGAACCCAAGTAATAGTGAATTTTCTGGAGGAACATTTTCAAACGGTAACAGAACTGTTGTAACAGGATCATCTGAATACGCTCCAGTACAGGCTGGTATACCTATTAGCAGCGGTAAATGGTATTGCGAGGTTGTGCCACAAAGCTCAGAAGCTAGTTATTTAATTGGATTAACAAAAGGACTATCAACAACTACAACTGAATTTTTAGGATCACTAGCAAATGACGTTGCCTATTATGGTAATGGTAATTTATATATGAATGGAGATGCTGCTTTAACTTACGGTGCTAGTTATGCTCAAAATGACGTTATTGGTATGGCTATTGATCTAGACAATAATACATTAACATATTATAAGAATGGTGCTTCTCAAGGTATTATAGATTTACCGGGTCCATCTTCAGTCAATCACCCATATTATGTAGCTTGTTGTCATTATTGGAGTGCTGGAACAGGAACATATTTACTTAGATCATTAGCTAGTGATTGGACAGGTACAGCACCAACGGGTCATCTTGCTATTATCCAAGACAATATGTCATCCTCAGATCAGTTTATATCTGCTTTTAGTTGGATAAAAAACAGAGAAACTACGGACAATTGGCAGTTGTTTGATCGTGTTCGTGGTCCATATTATTCTTTAATAACTAACGCTGGAACTATAGGAACAGAGGACTCAACTTCTCTCCAACGATTTTTAGCTGGTGGCGCACAAATCGGTAGTAATGCAGAGTTAAATACTGCTAATGAAAGCTATGTTCTCTGGAATTTTATGATGCAGTCTACAGGTTCTGGAACTGTTATTTCGGATGGCATGACTAAAATCAGCGATAGTTCAACAACAGCGATTACGCAGTTAAAAGATTTAAATCTAGGAATGTCAATTACAACCTATACTGGATTAGGGGCGCATCCAGCAACAATCCAACATGGATTAGGAGTAGCCCCTGCTCTTGTTATTGTTTCTAAATACAGCGGGAGTGGTGGTGGTTACATAATTAGTTCGCACTTTGGAAGTGGAAACGAAGCTAAGTGGTTGTATTTATTTGATGATAGTGCGTTAGTCTCTAACAGTACAGTTTTCAATGGTGCTTATCCAACTGCCACCACGTTCTCTGTAGGTACAAATGCTGTGACAAACGGAACTGTTGGAGGAACTTACGTTGCTTATTGTTTTGCACAAAGCGAGTTTATAAGTATAGGATCATACGAAGGAAATGCAAATGCTAATGGAACTTTTGTTCCAACGCTTAACAGTTTAGGAATTCCTATTCAGCCAGTTTTTCAAATGACAAAAGATATAGATGCCGTTGGACCGTGGGTAATAGGTGATACATCAAGATCACCGTTTAATCAACAAAATGCTCAATTACAACCAGATTTAACTACGGCAGAAATAAGTACGTATTCTAGTGATATAGACACTGGAGGGTTTAAAATGAGAACATCAAATAGTTATGTTAATGGAGCTAGTACATTCGTATACATGGCAATAGGAACCCCTCTGATTGACCCTGACGGTAGAATTATAGCTGGAAGATAATGGTAGTTGCAGAAACACTAGCAGGATTGGCATTAATAAATAGTACAGTCAAAGGAATTAGAAGTGCAATAGGAACAGCTAAAGATATATCTTCTATTGCAGATGACATTGATAATTTATTTAAAGGTAAAGAAGAAGTAAAGAAGCAGTCACATCCTATAGCTAGTAAATGGGATAGTTTTTTAGGTAAGACTTTAGGATCTACTGCTGATAGATTATCAATAGGAGCTATAGCTAAAGAAACTATAGAAGAAAAGTTAGCTGAAGAGCAAGTTGCTAAAGTAAGATTAATGATTAACAAAAGATTTGGTCTTGGGACTTGGGAAGAAATACTTATAGAACGTAATAATAGATTAGAGAAACATAAAAAACAATTAGATAAACAAAAAAGAGAAAAGAGTGAGTTAACTAGAAAGTGGTATAAAGCTTTAGAGATTATAGGAAGTGTTATCTTAGTTGTTGGTGGTTGCTTTATTACTTTTTATATAATTATATCTAACATGAAGAAATAGGACAAAAGGTAAATGTTTTTATATAATAAAACTACAGAGATAAAACCCAATAAAGGATGGAAAGATGTTAATGGAATACAGCATCCAGCTAATTGGCATATCTGGAGTAAAGAACATAAAGCATCTATGAACATAGAAGAGATTACTTTAGACGCTAAACCAGATCGTAGGTTTTATAACTGGATAGATAATGGTCTTGGTGGTATATCTGATATTAAAGCGAAACCTTTAGATGATGTTACTACAGATGGTAGAACTGTAAGAGGTATACGTCAGGGACACATTAATCAAGTTAAAGAACAACAAGGTTCTTTACTAGCTCAAACAGATTGGGCTGTAGTTCGTAAAGCCGATACAGGTACAGACATACCAGCTAAGATAGCAACATGGAGAGCAGCTATAAGAACTAAAGCTACTGAGATGGAGAAAGCTATTACAGATGCAAAAGATATGGATGCGTTTATAGCTCTATTTGTAGTGTGGGATAAAGACGGTAAAAAATCAGGGGTACTATTTGATTGGCCTGAACTGGAAGAGTAAAGTTACATGATGTTCGGAGAGTCACCTTTTAGTACAGCACCTTTTTCATCTTATGCAGGTGAAGCTCATAATGCGTTTGTTTCTTTAAGCGGTGCAAATGCAGTATGGAATACCAATATATTTAGTGTTAATGGTAATGCTAGTATAAGTTTAGGAAGTGCAGATGCTAATTGGAATGCTTCTGACTTTATACTTGAAGGTAACCAAAGTGTAGATTTAACCGGAACAGGATCAAAATATAACGCTGATACGTTTAGCGTTATCAATGTAAATAATGTAAGCTTAACAGGAACAAATGCTACTTATAACGCAGGTGCCTTTACTAATATAACTAACATGACTGTTTCTTTAACAGGAGCAGAAGCAAGGTTTAACGAAGATATAAGAGTATGGTTATTAACTACACCACCTACAAGAACATTTATTTGGACATTAGAAAGCAATAATTAAATGGCTTTAACATATACAGTACTAGTTAAAAGAATTAAAGATGCATCTGAAAATGATGGGTCAGAGTTTGCAGAAGCAGTTGATTCTTTTATTGACAGAGCAGAACTTAGATTAACACGAGAAACAGATGTGTTGGGTTTAACAAACTTTGCCACAAGTTTTTTCATACAAGCAGATCCTTTTTTAGCTAAACCAGCTGTTCCTAATAGATCTCTTATTGTTAGAAATGTTAACTTTACAACATCTACAGGACAAAGAACTCAGCTTCTTTTAAGAAGTAAAGATTACTTAAATGACTACTGGCCTGATAGAACATCAGTAGGTTACCCACGTTACTATGCTAACTGGGGAGCTAATCAATTACTTATAGCACCTGCACCAGCTTCAGCTTATAGTGTTGAGATGTCTTATGTTGCTCAACCAGCAGCTTTGGCATCTGCTACAAACGAACAGAACTACTTTACTGAGTACTGTGCAAACGCTCTGTTTTATGCGAGTATGGTAGAAGCACTGTATTGGATGAAAAATCCAGCAGCAGCTGCATATTGGGATCAAATGTATCAACGTGAAGCAGTGTTCTTAAATAATGAAGCACGGAGAGCAAGAAGAGATGATATGGAAATAGCAGCAAATCCAGCTGGAGGTCAAGATAATCTACAACAAGGAACACAGTAACAATGGCTACTAGTTATACAAACACTCTCCTTCTTGCTAAACAGGGAGCAGGAGAAAATGCAAATACGTGGGGAACTATACTTAATGATAACGTCATTGATATGGTGGACAACGCATTCAGTACGAATATAACTGGTGATATAGATTTCTCAACAGCAACAACTATAGCACTTACACAGAATAATGGAAGAGGTGATACAGGAAGACTAACAGTATTAGGATTAACTGGAACAAGATCTGATGCAACCTCTATCGTTAATTTGATTGTTCCTACTTTTACTACAGCAACTAACGATGGTGTAGATTGGGGCGGTAAAATGTATATCGTTCGTAATCCTAATAACTTTAAAGTTAAAGTCTATAACGCTGGTAATGTAGGATCAAATGTTCCAAAGAACTCAACGATGGGTTTACTCGCTACACCTACTACCGTTGTTCCTTTATTCTCTGGTTTTTATGCATCAAGTGTAGGTGATACAGACAACCAAATAAATAGTTCATTTCTACAAAGTGTTTCAATTGGTGTAACAGCTGGTGATCCTTCGTTTAACTTTGGACGAATTACTCAAAGTTCTATAAGTGCTACAAGTTTTAATAGCGGTTTAATTACAAATCTAAGTGCAACAGGTCCAGCAAATTTAGCAGGTCATACAACATTTGCATCTGTAGCTACATTTAATGGTGATGTATCTGTTAATAAAAGAAGCATGTGTGCTATGACAACGATTGTATGTAGTGCTACTACTACAATAGATTTATCACAAACTAATTTCTTTTATGTTAAAGCAAGTGGAGCAATTTCAGGAGCAGTATCTGTTAGTTTAACTACTCCTACAAATGGTCTGGTAGGACAAACAGGAGCTATATATCTTGTTAATGGAACCAGTGCTGCTAGTTCTACTTTCTCTTTTCCAACAAGTGTATGGAAGTTTCCGGGAGGAATAGCTCCTACTAAAACAGCAGCAGCTGGATCAGTTGATCTTTTAACTTATTTTGTAAGGGATGTTAGTTCGGATGGTACACTAAAGGCTATAGACATAGCAGCGATATCAAACTTTACTGCGAGTTAATATAAATGTCTACTGAAACAAGAACAGTAAAATATGAGTTCCGTCCGGGTATCATGCGTGAGTCTACAGAGTACGCTGCTGAAGGTGGCTGGTTTGATGGAAATCGTGTTCGTTTTAGAAATGGAAAACCAGAAAGTATAAGAGGGTGGCAGAAACGATTAACGTCTTCTTTTATAGGAACAGGACGGGCAATACAAACATGGGCTGCTTTAGACAGTAAAGAGTTTATTGGTTTTGCCACTGAACATAAAGCTTACATAAACTATGGTGGACAACTCTACGACATAACTCCTTACGATGTGTCTGTATCCCAACCTAGAAGTGCATGGTTTACAACTGTAACAGGTGCGTTTAATACAACAGACGGATCAACTGCCATAACTGCTAGTATAACTGCACATGGTATATTTACCAATTCATTTATTACTGTTAGTGCTTGGAGTCCGACAAGCGGAGGAACAGGTGCAGGTACGTATCCGGGTGGTATTACTTCAGTTAGAGGTGATTATCAAGTAAGTGTTATAGATGCTAATTCATTTGTATTCGTAGTTGGAAGTGCTGCTGATGCAACAAGTGTAAGTAAAGGTAAAGCAACTTATGCGGTTCGTTTAAGATCAGGAGCGTCTGTTGCAGCTGGTGGATTAGGATACGGTGCTGATACGTATCAAGCTGATCCATTTACAATGACTGCTTACTCAAGCGTGTTTAATTTTGTTACTGGTGAGACAACTATTACTGTTAGTGTAAGTGACCATAACAGAGCAACAGGAAGTTACGTTAAGGTAAGCAACTGGCCGGGAGCAGGATTACAAGGAATAACTTCTGTTAGTGGTCAGTATGAAGTAAGCGTGATAAGTACAAACTCTTTTCATATCGTAACTGGTGCTACAGCAACAGGAACAGGAGCAGGAAAAGGAACTAACATTTTTATGAATGTTGTTCCCGTCAGTGTCTCTACATACAGAGCATGGAATGAACCTGCTACAGAAAGTGGTATTCTTCTTGATATTCGTGAATGGTCTATGGATAATTTTGGAGAAAATCTTGTAATAAATCCTTACCCACAAGGTGGTATATTTGAGTGGGATAAAACAAATGGTCTGGACAATGTAGCTTTACTTGTGTCAGGTGCGCCAGCAGAGTCGAATGGGTTTCTTGTAAGCCCAGTAGCCAGACAAGGCATGTGTCTTGGAGTAACAGATTCAACAGGAACATTTGATCCTATGTTAGTTCGATGGTCAGCTAATGAGAATCTAACAGATTGGACAGAATCAACTACAAACACAGCTGGTAGTATCCGTATAAATAACGGTTCAGAAATCATCGGTGGATTAGCAGCTGGTAACCTTGTGTTAGTATGGACAGACACAGCCTTAACAGGTTTAGAGTTTATAGGTGATCCTTTTGTTTTCGGAACACGACAGCTAGGTACTAACTGTGGTCTTGTTGCTAAACACGCTATGGCAGAATTTGATGGACGAACATACTGGATGGGTGACAGTAACTTCTACGTTTATTCAGGACAAGTACAGGTTCTTCCAAGCACAGTTAAACGTTACGTGTTTGAAGACTTTAACTTTACTAATGCAAGAAAGGTTTACTGTGGTGTTAATTCAGAGTTCGGAGAAGTTACATGGCTGTATCCAAGTGCTGATTCATCGGAGTGTAATAGGTATGTAACCTATAGTCCTTCTCAAAACTACTGGACTTTTGGAGAGGCTATCTGGACAACGTGGGAAGATAAGAATATAATCAATACTGTAATAACAACAGGTGCTTCTATATCTTCTCCAAACACAAGTACAGACTTAAACTTTCTTTACGACAACGAACCACCTAACACACATACAGCAGATGGTCAGGACATGCCTTCGTTTATTGAGAGTGGAGAGTTTGATCTAGGCGATGGTGACGATATACTATTTATAGATAGAGTTATACCAGATGTAAGAGTTAGTGTAGGTAATTTACAATTAAGTATTAAAACTAAATATCACCCTAATGATGTTGAGATAGAAAAAGGACCATTTGAGATAAGCGGTAACACTTCGTACATTAGACCAAGAGCAAGAGGAAGAACAGCAAAGATAAGAGTTTCAACAGGGACACCTAATACAAGATTTAATGTAGGAACAATTAGGATGGATGTAATGCCAGATGGGAAAAGATAACGATGGCTCATTATCCAGTATTTCCTAGATTTCCTTTTTCATTTAATGATAACATTACACGTAAGATGTGGGAGTTAAACGAGAATTGGGCTAATAATTTAAGAGGTTCTTTAGAGACTCAAGATGCTACAGTTATTAAACGTAAAGTAGAAGTAGACAATAACTCTAGTATAGCAGTTCAAGGACGAATAAGAGTAGGAGAAGTTACTACAAGTGTTACTCCCGTAGCAGGAGATATGCGGTATAATACATCAACAAACAAGTTTCAAGGTTACAACGGATCAGCGTGGCAGGACTTTAATTAAATGAATAGATCAAACATGTCAAAACAATTAAACTATGGCGACCTCAGTCGTTTTGTAGGTAAGCCTGTTGGACAACAGTTCGCTAAGAAAAGGTACGCTGAAGGGGAAACAGTGGCAGATGAGCTTACTGGAAGCGTCACGTATGAAGACATAAATGGAAAGAAGCGCACCTACAGATATAATCCTGATACACATACTAAGCCACAGCCTAGTGGACGTATGCGTAGAACAAACATTGACTATACTCAGTTAGCTAACAATCCCGGTATAAATATATTTGACAGAGCAACTCTTGCTGAAGAACCAGCTGCTGTGGTAGCCAGACAACAACAAGATGTTCCTGTTAGTGTAGCTGAAGACTTTTGGACTGACAGTGATATTGATTATTTAGACACTCCTGCAAGAGGAGATTCAATAAGAGATCGTGCAACCAACGCAAAAGAAACAATAAAAGCATTACGTGGACCTGTAGGTCAAATTCCTGTATTCGGTAAGCTTGCTACTTTTTTAGGACAAGCGGGAATAGAATCTGATTTAAACAAATCAAAAGAAGAACTAACAACAGGAGATAAAGAATACGCAGATATAAAAGAAAGCATAGCAAAAGGACTTACAGGGCCAACTAAAACAAAATTTACAGAAAGTCCAAATGAATTAACTACAAGAGATATGGCCTTAAATAGTGTTAATAGAGAGAGAGCAGAAAAAGGTCTTCCTGCTCTTTCACGACAAGAAGCTTCTAAAAAAACAGGTTTTATAAAATCAATGATGAATGCAATAACAGGAGGAGTAACAGATCAAACATTACTAAATGCTGCTGAAACGGGAGCGTTAGCAAGTTATATAGACGGCATACAGCAAGGCCGAAGTATGAATGAATTTGGAGAGATAATGGGTGAGGGTGGTTTTCAAACTCCCGGTGTTGGTGGATGGGGAGAAGCTGCTGGAAGTTTTCAAAACGTACAGGATGATATAAATGCTCAACAAGCAGCACAAGCAGCTGCTAATCAACAACGAGATAATTTCTACGGTGCAATGGATCAGTTTCAGGATGCTGTTACAGCAGAAGATGATGAAGCATCTAATGAAGCATTTGGAGATATGTATAGCGATGTTGCCGATTTTAGCTATTTTGCTAAAGGAGGCATAGCACAACTTGCTCCGGGTGGTATAGCTCCTTCAGATAAACACTTAGATCCCGGTTCCTTTGTTATATCTGCTGATGTTGTGTCAGGTGTAGGTGACGGTTCCACAGAATCTGGTATAGAAAGAATGTCAGGGCTTCTTGGTATTCCGTTAGATGGATCTGTAGCCGGACCTGATGGATCAATGTTAGGAAGAGTAACAACAGCAGCTGGTCCTGTTCCCGGCACGGGGTTGAGTGATAGTGTAAGTACTGTTATACAAGACACAAGCCCAGTAAGACTTAACGTTGGTAATAATCCTTTAAAGCAGATGACACCTCAAGGAAAGACAGCAGCAAGGGTTGCACGAGATGAATTAGTAGTTGACACTAGAACTATTGCTAATCTACCACAGATGTTTATGGGGGCTAAAGGACCAGACTTAAAACAGGGCCAACAGATGTTGACTAACTTTATGGATAATGTAAGAGCTAACAAAACAAATACAGGAGGAAAGCAACCGGGACCGTTAGTTCCTGAAGGACAAGACGTAATGAAAGGGTTAGCCTCTTTATTTCAAAGAGCTTAGTTATATATGACATATGAAGTATCAGGCGTTCCACATGAGGACGTATACAGAATTCTTCCTTTAATAGATAAACATTTAAATAATGTTATACCTTATACAGGAGGAAGATATGAGAAACAAGATATTATAGAAGGAATAGAAAACAAATTATTTGATTTATGGATACCTATTAACACGGACACAAGTAATATAGATGGTGTGGTTGTTACACAGTTTACGGTGTATCCTAGAAAGAAAGTATTTACCATTCTACTGTGTTGTGGAGATCATTTAAATAAGTGGTATTCTTCTATGTTTGAAATGCTATCTTCATTTGCTCAATTAAACAGATGTGATTTAGCAGAAGTAGTAGGAAGAAAGGGATGGGTCCGAAAGTTAAAGGATGACGGATTTAAACAGAGTGTTTGGATAGTAGAAAGAGAATTTTAAAATGGGCAGTTCAAGATCAACACCAACAAGTAGTACGGTTCAACAGGTTCGACAAGAGTATCCTGCTTACTTTCAGCCGTATCTTGAAGACGTATTAGAAGGCGCACAACAGCAGTACCAGAGAGAGTATGAACCCTTTCCTGAGTCACGTTTAGTTGATACACCTGAGAGCCGTACTGACGCTCTAACAGCTTTACAAGACATGGACTTAGCTCGTATGAGTCAAGGGGTTTATAACGATGCTATATCTGGAACCCAAGCTGCTGGTACAGGTTTTCCTGATACTAATCTTGAATCCTATATGAATCCATACCAACAACTGGTAACGGATCAACTGTTACGTAACGCTACAGAGCGTAGAGGAGTGGCTCGTAAAGGTATAGGAGATGCAGCTGCACGGTCAGGTGCTTACGGTGGAAGCAGACAAGGCGTAGCTGAAGCTATGTTTGACAGAGACACACAACGAGAACTTACAGATCTTGAAGAACGAAGTAACATGGCAGCATTCCAAAATGCACTGGCTGCTTCACAAGCTGACAAACAAAGACAACTTGCATCATCTGCACAGTTAGGACAGTTAGGACAAGCCCAACAACAGGCTCTCACAAGCGGTATAGCTGGTGTAGAGAAAGCTGCTACTGCTGAACAAGCTCTGGCACAACAAGCTAGAGATATAGCACTACAGGACTTTAAATCACAAGAAGGATTCGACACACAGAAGTTAGCTGAGTACTCTGCGATTATTCGTGGTGCTACTCCACCACCTAATCAATTTATAGATAAGACAACATCCACACCTCAAAGTGGATTACAGCAGTTAGGAGGTATTGCTTCGTTAGGTGCTGGTCTGTTTGGAATGGGTAAAGCTAAAGGCGGTCCTGTTGAATATGCAGCTGGCGGTACAACTTATGCAAGAGGCGGTGATGTAACTCAAGATGTAGTTACAGATGCTATAGATAAGTTAGCAGGTATTGGTATGGGTAACATAACTATGCCTACACCGGGAATGGATGCGTTACATGCACATCCTGCAATAGCTTCAACAACTATTGAATCTATCTCTATGCCTATTGAAGAAGAACAAGTTACAGATGTTATGGATATAGATAGCATGACAGGATTACAAGGTCTTGGTCAGGCTCCAGCTGTAGATGATTTTGATATGGACTCAGCTAGAGAAGTTACTACTGACGAGATGGATGAGACTATGACGGATGAGACTATGATGAGGTCTTATACAGGTGGTCCAATAGGATTAGCTTATGGTGGTGTTCCGGGACAAGCTTACACAGAAGACATCGGTATGATGGGTGGGCTTGCTTCAGTGGCTGGACCTCAGATGAGGTTTAATGAAGGTAAAGGTGTTCCTTCTGATGCTTTAGCTGCCTCAACAGCATATGCGGATAGGGTAAGAGAACAAAGAAAAAGGAAAGCACTAGAACTTAAAAACAGAATGGGATTACAACAACAAATTTCTGAACTTAATCGTGAAAATATTGGACAAACTCTTTCTAAAGCTTTTCCTCTTCCAATGGATCGAAGAGATCCAACAGAGGAAGCATCAGCAAAAGCACTAAGAGAAAAAAAGCTATCTGAAAAAATAGGAGCAGCACAACCATTAGACTCTGCAAGAGGATTACCGGGAGATTTTCAACCTGAAGCTTTTGGAGATATTGAAACAATATCAGATATAGAAATAGATGAAATGGGATATTCAAACAGGGCAGACGATGTCGTGTTTGGTCAAATGGAAATGGAAACTAAACTATCTCCAGACGTAGCTTTAGCAACAGGTAAAAAAGAACACGCTAAAAAAGAAAAGGAAGCTGGATACAAAATTCCCATCTCTAACCAACAGCTTATTGCAATAGGTCTTCAGTTATTAAGTGGAAGAGAATCAGGTTTGGAAGCGGCTGGTAAGTCTTTAGCAGGAAGCAAGAGTCAAGAAGAAATCTTAGCTGAAAAAGCAAATAAAGAATCACTTGCTAGACGAAGAGATGCTCAGTCTGCATACGAGTTTACTAAAGAACAACGGGAAACTCTTGAAGGCATTGCTAAAGATAAAATATCAAGGGCTAAGTTAAAAGTAGATATTGCAAAATTAAAATCAGATATGGCAAACAACAATGGTAAACTCGCTGTTAGCAGGTTTAAGAATACTCCTGATTTTTATAAGATAGCTCCACTAGCAGATGCAGCTGGTAAAGAGTACACAGATGATGAGTTAGAAGAGTTAACCTCAAACGAAAAGATAGCTGCTGTTAGAAGATCTATTAATAAGATATCACCGGGATACTTTCCTGTTACAAAAAAAGCAGCAACAGGAGGAACTATCCCTAACACTCTTTCCAAATTAGGAATATCTAGCATCAGAAAGGTTTAATCACAATGCCTTCCTTAATGAATGTAGATGGTGTTGGTGAAATAGAGATACCTGATAACTACACAGATTTACAAGCCTTACAGAAAGTCCTGTACGCCAAGCAAGAAGCTGGTCAAATAGATGGACTTGATTCTCAAATAGCTGAATTAGATGGAATGGTAGAGCAAGCGTATGGCTACCAAGAACAACAGGAAGAACCTACTGGACCTGTTGTTAAACGTCCTCCTAATCGTAATTATTTTATGGAAGCTCTTGCTGGATTAAAGTCAGGTGCTTTAGGTACAACAGGTGCAGGTCTAAGTGGTGCAGAAAGAATTGCAGAAGTTTTAGATCTTGATCCGACTGAAGATAAAGCAGGATGGCTTAGACAAGCTGGTGAGTATCTTAAAGCAGGAGCAGAGGAGATTAAAGCTTCTCCTGATAAAGAAGGTTACTTTAAATTCTTTAATGCTTTTGGTTCTATTTTAGGATTCATTGCTCCCTCTCTTGCTGTTGGTGTTGTAAGTGGACCTGCTGCTATAGGTGTTGGTGCTGCATTGGCTGCTGGTACAGGTTCAGATGAAGCTTATGAAAGAGCAGTAAAAGCAGGTGCGAATCCAGAACAAATTAAAGATTCAACTTTATTAGGAACTGGATTAGGTATAACAGAAGTAGCTACTCCTCTTCGACTTTACAAACAAATCAAAAAAATATTTCCGTCTTTAAAGTACGTTGATGGCGAAGGTTTAGGAACAACTTCAACACAAGACCTTATTAAGAAAACTACTAAGTCTGCTCAAGAAGGAAGACTAGCTAACGTATTAGGAATTACAGATACCCCCTTTAAAGAGTTTGGTAAACGGGTAGGAATGACAGTTGGTCTTGAAGGATCACAGGAGTTTGCTGCTGCTGTAGGTCAGAATGCTATTGAAAGATATATTTATAATCCTGATCAAGAACTTCTTAATGCTGATGCAATAGAAGAAGGGTTATATGGTGGTGGTGCAGGTGGTGCTTTAGAAGCAATCATATCTACATTTGCTTTACGTAAGTCTCGTGGTTACAGAAAGAAAATGGATGAGTTTCTTGAGAGTAAGGAATTCAAAGCTATCGAAACTGAAGCCGATAAATCTGCTAAAGAAATAGAAGAAGTAGATACAGCTATTAAAGATGCATTTGGAGAAGGTGCTACTTTTGAACAGGTTGTTAATAGTGGTAAGTACACCAATGAGGAAAGAACAGCAGCAGGTGCATTGTTTAAAAGGAAAGAAAGAGTTGAACAAAAGCTAAGAAGATCTAATTCTTTAATGGAGAAAGCTCTTAATGATTCTGTTTATACATCAAATGAAATACTTAGTTACTTAGCTAGCCAGAAAGATGATAAAGGTAATCTTCTTTATAATCCTGATTATTTACGAAGGTTAGCAAAAGAAGACAAAGAAAATAACACATCCTTTATAAAAGATACTTATGTAAAACATGTTAATGATAGAAGAGTTAAGCATGAGAAAAGTATAGAAGATAGTCTTTCTGTCATAGTAAATCCTAAAGTTTTTTTAAACCAGACAGACGAACAAAAAGAAAATAAAGAATCAGCTTTCTATTCAGCTGCTGAGATTGAGCAACTTAAAGCTGACTATGGATCAAGAGGTGCTTTTAGTAAACTAGATGTAGATGCCCTTGAGACAGAAGTTAATAATCGTTTTAATGATGCTGTAAATTACGGAACAGATTATCAAATACAACAAGATAGAATTGATTTAAGATCTCCTAATAATGAACTACGTTTAAGTCAGAAAGCACTTGCTAATCTTTACGGTAATGAAAACGAAGCTGCTTTTAGTGATGCCTTTATAAAGGACATTCTTAAAAGGGTTAATCAAAGTGAACTACTTAACGTATTTAACTCAATGCTGCGAGACTTGGAAATCAAATCTGGGGGTATGGAAAATTTTGGAGAAGTAGCAGAAGTATTAAAAAAAGCAGTTGATCTTGAGAAGTTTCAATCAGATTATATTAATCTAACAAAAAAAGTAAGAGTGACTTTAGAAAATCCTAATTTTAGTCCCGATAAAGCTGCGGATATTTTAATTCCTGCAATAGCTAAATTAAAATCTGATGAGCGTAAGATTGCAAAAAAGATTCAGGATACAGATATTATAAAGTTACTTGGAGAAGGAATTAAAAAGGGTGCTGCAAAAGAAGGAACCGACACCGACACCGACACTGACACTGACACTGACACTGAAACAGTAGAAGGAGCAACAGAAGATGTAGATATTACTGAAGATGGTGAAGTGGATGTTGCTGTTGAAGAAGAAGTTGTAGCTGACCCAAAACCTAAACCAATTGAAGAACTTTCGCCTGAAGAAATGGTTGGTGCTTTGGACGACCTAGATGCTAGTAGCGAAGAAGAGCTAAAAGACATAGCCCGTGAATCCATAACAAGAATAGTTAATGTAATGAATTCAGCAGGACAGTCAGCTGGTGTTATTGGTAAAGCACAAGAAGCTTTCAATAGTTCAGAAGAATTTGATTCCATATCTTTATTAGATATCTTGGTAAAAAGAATGGCTGACAAATCGAAAATATTTAATGCAAAGAAAAAAGAAGGACAAATAGACGTTCAGGCGTTAGAATTTTCTGATGAGTTGTATGATTCAGATGAGAAGGGAAGGATGATACCTAATTCAAAAAGTAATCAGTCGATGAGAGAATTTCGTGAACACCTTATTAAAGAATTAAGTGAGGGAGAAATATATGTAGGTGATAAGTACATAAAAATTAAGGACAGTGTCTACGAAAAATATCTTAAAAAGTATATAGATAACAAAACTAAAGGAGTAACGATAGAAGATATACTTGAGACTTTTACAGGAATGCAAAATAATCTTGATGACGGTATTAAAAAATTCTTAGAAGAAAACCCACCTGCTACTGTTCAGCAAGAGCTACAGCAAATAAGTAATTTTATAAAAGAAAATACACGAGAACAAATATTTAAGAACGTTTATAGCAACTCTCGTTTACAAGAAATAAAAGATACCGAAAATGAGATGCCAACTTTAGGAGAGCCAGAGATACGTCAGAAACAAGATAGAATAGTTAGTGCTATAATTAATTCACTTGGTATGGCTAGTGGTGCAAAGATAGTTAAGAATGTATCAACAGATAAAGATGGAAACAGGATATTTGAATTCTCAAAAAGTGAAAAGGGAGATATTAATTTAGAGCTAAAAGAAAGAATTCCTGATCTTACTATTAAATTTCAAGACGTAGCAGGACAAGGTGGTAGTTATAACTCAGGTACTAATACTCTAACTTTAGGGTTAGAATTTTTAAAGTACCCAGAAGGAGTCATTACTAAAAATGGAATAGATGTTTGGCAAGATCTTGTTAGTACAACGTATCACGAAGCTTATCATGCAGCTAGGAGACTTCTCTTTACTCCTGAACAAAACAAAATATTTAATAAAGTATTAACAATAAATTTAGCTAGAAAAAATGGATGGGATAGTCCTCTTCTAACCAGTGAAGGTGAGCTTATAGACATACAGGAAGCTTATAGAGAACAGGCTAGAATGCAGGGAGCATTTTTAGCACTTAATGCTAATGCTTCTATAGAGGAACAAAGAGAAGTAGCAATGAATCTACTGACAGAAGAAGCACAAGCTTGGGTAGCTGGTAGATGGGCAGGTGGTTACGACATTATCGGTTTAACTCCTCAAGCTCGTAGTTTGTTTAAAATTATAGAAGACTTTTTAAAAGATGTTGGAAGAGCAGTGAAATCCATAATATTAAAAGATCCTTCTTTAAGAGAAAGACCTGTAAATTGGGATGAGATGGTTAGAGATCAGTTAAGAGATTTTACTAATGGAACTCTTGCAGAGATGACAGCTGAAAGAGATGCAGTTGCTGGTGCTTCTTTAGCTATGGAATTTATGCCAGCTAATTCAACTAATGTTTTAGGTGCAACATTAGATGAGATATTAAAAGCAACAAAATACAGAAGCCGTGTTGTTGGTAAAGACGAAAACGGTGAAGATATGATGAGAGATATAAGTGGATGGGGTAGAATCTTTAGTCATCTTTCTGCTATTGCGGAAAAGAGTAGAGAGTTCAGAGATTTTTATAATGGTTTACAAGATAGGGTTATGAGTCGTAACTCTATCAAACAAGCTGCTGAAATCTTATTAGAAAAAGTAGGAGATTATAGAGGAATCTTTAACCTGTCTCGTGAAGATTTTGTTAAGGTTCAGAACTTATCTACGATAGCTGACGAAGCTATAGCTGAACCTAAGTTTGAAAATTTAAATACAGAAAACGCAACTGCCACCATACAGTTTAATCAATCTGACTTAGACCAGATTAAAAAAACTTATACTACTTTAGAAAAGTTTTACGAAGATGCAAATATTGATCCTTCTGTGATAGAGGATAGTGTTAGGATTGTAACAGATGAAGAAGGTAACCAAACTAAACAATATACTATTAGAGTAACTGATCCTAAAATAGTTAATGCTTTTGCAGGATCTAGTCTAGCAATCTCATCAGTACATGAACAAGTTTCTTTAGGCATCTTACATAACCTTTTAAACACTAAAGGATTAAAGTCTACTAATCTAGGAATAGAAACTGGACAAGGATACGACAGAGCATTTGCTGATTTAAAGAAGATTATGGCAACTATAAAAAAGAAAGGTTTATCATCTGAGAAAGATGGTGTGAATGTTTTAGACGCAGAAAAGTGGGACGCATATAGAAAGGCAAATAAAAATAATAAAGATAAACTATTAGATGGTTTAGATTATGAGCAAGCTAATAGAATCTTTAGACTGTTCAATGTTATGCTTGAAGAAGGAAGGGCTGGTTACTTTCCTCGTTATAGGTTTGGAGATAAAGGTGTTGCTGTATATAGAAACATATCAGGGACGTTCAAAGGAAAGATACAAAAAGGTCCACTTGTACGGGATAGGAAAGATTATGAATTAATTCGTGTAGAAGTTGTGCCAGATACTTCAGTTGAAAGAATTGGTAACTTACCGGGAATAGGTGAAGCAGCTAAAACAAATGTAGAACGTAAAAGACAAGAGCTTTTAAAAACAGTTCAAGCAGAGTATGGGGATCAGGTTGGAGAACAGGTTATTGTTGAACCTCTTGATCTTACCCTTGACCAACTAAGAAGAGGTGATGATGCCCTAAGAGACTCAGCTGGTATTGCTCGTGTAATGGGTAAAGTACAGATGTTAGCTGAAATAATAAAAGATCAAGATCCAAAATCTAAAATCAGTGGAAGTGGTAAAGGAAAAAGTGAACTAGATAGAATGTTTGAGATTATAGAGAATGAAATTTCTCTAAGTCGTGCTGAATCTTTAACCCGTCCTAGAAAAGGGATACCCGGATATTTAAATAGAAGTAATAATGATGGACGATATTACAAACAAGCTATACAAAGATATGTAGATACAGGATCAAACACTGCATCTTCTCTTTACGAAGAACCTAAGATAATAAGAGCGATTAATAATATAAGGGAAAAGGTTCAGGGTGGAGAACAATCTAACCTATATAAGGTAGCTCAAAAAACTTTTGAATATGTTAATGATGCTAACAACGAAGCAACCATGTTACGTGGGTATGCTTTCCATATGTTCTTAGGTTTTAACTTATCATCAGCTGTTATTAACTTAACTCAAACTGTTCAAGCAACTTATCCTATTTTGTCTTCTATAACGGGAATGGCTAAAGGTGCAGGAGATGTAGCTAAAGCCCAGAGAGATGCTATAAGACTTTTTAAACACATGGTTCAGGATAGAAAACAGTTACCACGAACAGGTAAATATGGTTTTGAATTTTATACTACTGTTACAGATGAAGCAGGAGTTACTAAAGTTGTTGTTGATCCTTCTCGTAAACCTAAATGGATGGATGAAAAAGAATTTTTATTTCTTGCTGATTTATTTAAACGTGGATCAATACAACCAATTCAGAATATGGATTTAGGTTCAGGATATCTATCTCAAAATTTAAATAGCAACTTAGGAAGAATATTAGCAGACGCATCTGGTTTTGGATTTGGTTTAATAGAAAACAGTAACAGGATCACAGCTGCTCTCGCGTTCTATAGATCAGCTAAGAGAGATGCTTTAGATCCCAAATCTAGAAAAAGATGGGATTCTTTTTCAGGTGCAACTAGATTTGCAAACCCAAGAGTAGATAGTAATGGTCTACCTTTAGACATACAGGAATCTGATCTAAAAGGAGTTACTGAAACAATCAGTCCTGAAGAAGCATGGGCTAGACGTATGGGAGAAATGGGGGTAGAGAAAACTCAGTTCTTCATGGGTAAAGAGAATAGACCAACTCTATTCCGTGGACCTGTGATGAGTGCAGTAACACAGTTTCAAAGTTTCTTATTTCAAATGATGGGTTTATATGCCACAGCTTTTAACAGATCGTTAGGTGCAAGACTTGAAGAGGTTGATCCTGATCAAAGAGATGTAGTTAAAAGTATGGCACGTAAACAGTTAGGTCTTATGACTTTAACCATGATGGGTTTTGGTGGTGTAATGGGATTACCTTTCATGGAAAACGTAAAACAAATGATTAAGTTTATCACAGAAAATTTTGGAGATGAGGTTGGTGAGGATATTGAACAAGGACTTAGAGAAGTTATCGGACCTATCATGGGATACGATCCTACTGATATGCTACTGAGAGGACTGCCACGAGGTTTAGGTATAGACATATCAAGAAGATCTACTTACGGAGATGTAATACCTTTACGTCTTATTATGGGTGGAGATCCTGCCGACTTTACAGGTCCAGCTATCTCAAGAATTATAGATCAAGTTGCTGGTATAAATAACGCACTAGAAAGAGGAGAAGGTTCGGTAGAAAAAACATTAGGTGTTATTCAAAATCTAGTTCCTGTTGCTGTAGGTAACCTTACAAGAGCGTTAATTAACGAAGGAAAATCTGGAACTTTAACACAAAGAGGGCAACAGCTTCTTCCAGCAAACGCATTAACTGGAGGACAGATGGTTACATCTATGTTTGGATTTACTCCTACTAAAGTAGCAAGAGCTAGAGAAAGAAGAGGATTAGAAAATTACTACAACTACCGTTCTAAAAACGGTAAAGATATGTACTCTAACAGGATGTCTATTTCTTTAGGAAACTACTATAACTTTATGAGAAAAGGTAAAGTAAGTAAAGCTATGGATAACTATAGAAAGTTTCTACAAGACTATCAAAGAGTAACTCAACATGACTTGAGAAATCAATCTAATCCTTCAAAAAAGTATAATATTAATTTTAGTACTATTAATAAAAGAGCTTTAAGATCATTAGGTCTTACTGAACAGGCAGGTCCAAGAGTACGTAGAGATGTTCGTAGAGAAATAGATGAAGGAAGAAGAAGAGGCTATATTCCACCAGTACAAGGTTGACATATTAATACTTTGTTCCTATAAATAGCTGTATGAAACAGCCAATCAACGTATACATAGGCTATGACTCTCGTGAGCAAGAGGCTTACGAAGTCTGCCGACATTCGCTATTGAAGTACAACAACGAAGACTTCAGTGTAAATCCAATTCCAATGAAGCATCAAGAGCTTAGAGACATGGGACTCTTCGACAGACGGTGGGTCATTGATGAAGACGGACAGTACTGGGATGAGCTAGACGGTAAGCCTTTCTCTACAGAGTTCTCTCACACAAGATTCGCGTTACAAGAATACGCAACTACAGTCCATAACCAAACCGGATGGACTATGTTTGTTGACTGTGACTTTTTATTCCGTAGACCTGTTCAACAGTTATTTGATTTAGTCGATGACCAGTATGCAGTTATGTGTGTTAAGTTTGATTGGAAGCCACGTAGCACTGTTAAGATGGACAATAAAATTCAATCATCCTACCCACGTAAGCTATGGTCTTCTCTTATGCTATGGAACTTAGACCATCCAGAAAATAAAAGAATGGGTTACATTAAACTAAACAATGCTTACGGAATAGACTTACATACATTCACATGGTTAAACGAAGATAAACTTATTGGATCTATTCCTGAAAAGTGGAACCACGTTCCGACTGTTTCTTCCAGAGATGATGATGCTTTTGCTGTTCATTTCTCAGAAGGTGGCCCGTGGTTCAAAGGATACGAGTATGTTGATTACTCTTTCGAATGGCGCAAAGCATATGTCGAAGCATTGTACGATAAATGGGACTACATTAGGTTCGAAGAAAACGCAAGAAGATTAACAGCAGGAAAGTAGAAGATGAGTATTAATATTGTAACAAGTTTCCCAATCAAAGCATGGGACTTATATGCTAAAGAGTTCTTAACATCGTTTGATGAGAAGTGGGACAAGAAAGTAAACCTTGCTGTGTATTACGATGGCGGTGACTTACCAGAAGACGTAGTAGAAAGTGATCGTATATCTTACTTTAAGTTAGAGAAAGATAAAGAATGGTTTGGCTTTCAAGATACGTATGGAGAAAACAATGGAAGACCTGAAGGTTACGATGAGATAGAGCAGTGGCCTCCTAGAACATTTGTTCAGGATGACACATACAATTACCGAATGGATGCTGCAAGGTTCTCTCATAAAGTCTTTGCTATGACAGGAGAAGCTAACAGGCTTATTCATATTGCACACAGTGACGCTGTTAAAAGAGGGATTAATCCTTTAGAAGCAGACGTAGGACACTTGGCTTGGATTGATTCAGACTCACGAACAAGAAAGAATGTTTCATTTCAGGAAGCTCTTGAGATGATATGTACAGGAGATAATGTTGAGCTTGATGACATCAGTCATTTAGGTAGGACAGCTATTGACTACAGCTGTACATCTTTTATTTCTTTTAATCTTTCAAGCATACGTGTTCAAGAATTCCTTAATGACTTTCGTGGTATCTATGTAAGTGGTGAAGTGTTCGGATACAGGGAATGGACAGATGCTTTTGTGTTCACTCGTTTACTTACTATGTACACCATACATGGTTTAAAGGTTAACAATCTAACTGAACAGTGTCCTGATCTAGATGCGTTTGATATGGCTGACATTGGTAGTTATATGATTCATAATAAAGGTAATCAAAAGATTACAGGTGAGTTACCTCCAGATGTGTCAGGACCACAACGTAATTCAATGATACATAAACTTGTAGCTCATTATCAGTTTAACAACATACTAGAGATTGGTACGTGGACAGGTGCAAGGGCTATCAAGATGGCATCTGCATTATTTGAAGCTGGCGTAGAGAAAGTTCATTACACGGGATTCGATCTGTTCGAAACTGCAACAGAACAAGATGACAGTAATGAGAAGAATGTAAAGAAACATTACAGCGAAGAAGATGTTAAAGGGTTTCTATTCAACTTTGCCCAGACTGCTGCAAAGAATGATAAAGAGTTTACTTATCATATTATTAAAGGCAACACTAATGAAACGCTCAAGGTATTAAAGAATAAAGATTACTGTAATACTCATAACATTAAACCTGACTTTGCCTACGTAGATGGTGGACACAGTGTTGACACAATTCGATCCGACTACAATGCAGTCAAGCACATACCTGTTGTACTGTTCGATGATTATTACACAGCAGTTGATGGGCAAGATGCTCCAGATACGAAAGCATTTGGATGCAACGAGATAATTGATAACGACATTGACAAGAAGTATCTAAAGGCTGTGATACCTACAAATGATTTAATTGTTGGCGGTGGTATCACTAACTTAGCTATCGTTGTAAAGGATACAAAAAGAGGACTACCACCTAAGTTGGCTCCAGATCGTATGCCGATTAAAGTTAATCCTCAAGACTGTATGCCTAAAGAACATATTAAAAATAATATAGAAACTAACACACCTAAGATAAAAAGATGGGTGGATGATAAAGGCAGACTCAATTGGGAAACAGTTGTGGTAGCGTCTGCTGGTCCTTCTCTTGTTAACTATATTGACGAGATCAAGGAGAAGCAAGAAGCTGGAGCAAAGGTTGTATGTGTTAAACATTCACTACCCACTTTGTTAAAGCATGACATCATTCCATACGCCTGTACTATCTTAGACCCACGTTCTATTGAAGGTGAGAGTACGCACGGTGTAGTAAGGAAAACTTTATTCGAAAACATTCCAGCTGAAACTAAGTTAATGGTTGCAAGCATGACTGATACAAGCGTGTTAGATTACCTGTTAACTAAGACAGACAATATTATAGGGTTCCATGCATTCTCTAACGCTGTGTCTAAGTATCCTTTCTTAAATGGAAAGTATCTTATAACGGGTGGTACATGTGCAGCTACTAGATCAGTTGGGTTGTTTCATACGTTAGGATTTAGAAACTTCCATCTGTATGGTTTTGATTCTTCTTTATTAGAAAGACCAGAGAACTATAATGAGAAACGTCCTGACGGTATGCCATTGTTTATGAATGTTGGTATCGAAGATGGTAACATAGATGCTGAAAAGTTTTGGACAACTGGAGAGCTACTAGCATTAGCTCAAGATGTAGAGCAGATGTTAGATAGTAATGTACTTGATCTTAATATTGATATACACTGTGAAGGATTAGTTAATGCAGTGTGGCACGACAGATTAAAAAAAGGATATAAAAAAGAAATGTTTGATGAGATTTTAAAATGAGTGACGATAACATATTAGAGTTTCCAAATAATACTGTTGTTCAAAATGTTAGTGATATCCTAACCGACCAAGAACGATCCGTTAAAAAGAAAGCATTGATCAACTGTTTAACTGACGCGATACGACACGTAGAAGAAGAAGATAATATAACAGGTGGTGTGTGTTTGTTATTTGAAGACGATGGAACTATGCATGATTCTATGGGTGGGGATGTCAGCGGTACTAACTTATATGTTATGTTAGATAAACTCAAAGGTGATCTAATGAAGATCATCTGTGATACAATGGGTTACACTAATTACTCAAGAGAGGATTAAAAGATATGTTTGGATTAGCTGAATCAGTAGTCGGAGTAGCAGGAAAAGTTCTGGATAAGTTTGTTGAAGATAAAGATCTCAAGGCAAAGCTAGAAGCAGAACTTAAATCACAAATAGTTTCTTTAGACTTGGCACAAGCTCAAGCCAATACAGAACAAGCGAAACATCCTTCTGTGTTTATTGCCGGGGCTAGACCAGCCATCATGTGGATATGTGCATTTGGTCTTGGATGGCAGTTTGTATTCCAACCAATAGCAATTTGGATCGTAGCTGTATCAGGAAGTGCAATCGTTCTTCCAGACATTCAGACAGAAGGTTTGTTAACCTTAACACTTTCTCTATTAGGTCTGGGTGGAATGCGTAGTTTTGAGAAATCTAAGGGAATACAACGCAATAACATGCGATCTAAGTAAAATCCTTCAACGTACAGCCCTTTACAGAGCATCTAAGGGGGTACTCAGCACCATACCTAGCCCAGACATAGTGATTCCTCTGAGATGTTCTTAAAAGGGCGTACAATGGAAATCGTCTATTGAAGGGTATCTAACTCTTCTTGAAGCTGATCTATCCTAGATTTGATAGAATTTGTACGTGAAGTACGTCTATCTTCTTCAATGATGTTACCTATTTGCTCTTGTGCATCTTCGGATAGCATTGAGATGTCGATTAGATTACGTTTGTTAACGTGACTCATTCGACCCATGTCGTAGTTGTTTCTGTAAAATAACATTGTGTTTGTTTAACCTCATCGTTTAAGCATTAAAAATAAGAGAACCTTACAATAAGCATTCTCTCTATAAAGTATACCATAAACAATTTTTAGATTCAACACAAGTAAGTACGTAAGTGAGTAGTCCGTTAGCGAAGATAGAAATAGATACAGCATTGATGATGATCAACGCCCTATCATTCCAAAGCAAAGCCACAAACATCCACCCCATTACTCCTAACAAATGAAAGATAAGATTAACAGGATAGATGTTATGTGTTGTGAGAAGCATTCCGATTAAAAGAATAATAGAAGAGGCCCACTTAATATACCAATCTAATGTATAGGTTGGTGTAGTCTTTTCCATCATGCCCCACACGTACCTCCGTGACCAGATATGTCACAGATATCATGAGTTTCTACTGACTCTTCAAATTCTTCTCCAAGTTTATCTTTGGCTTCACTGTATCCGACTCTGGTGAGAGGCTGACCGCCACGACTACCATTAGGATAAACAGTGAACCCCCGAAGATCACTAGCGTAGTTTGCGAGTGTCTGGGCAAAATCTTCCACCATTTCTTCATTGTTCAATTTACCTCCCCATTCTGGTAAGTTGATTGTACTTGATATAGACATGTCAACATACTGTTGAACGTCCGCTTGAAACTTAATCCTCCTTTCATAATCTTCTGCTAAATCTAAAGCAGTCTCAATACTATCTGGATCAGTACCGTAAGTTTCTATTATTTCTTTTGCAGCAGCATCAACAACATATTGATAGTGCCACCTGTTACCGTTCTTTAGATATCTTCTCTTGTAAGCAACAGCAAATATAGGTTCGATACCTGTACTTGTTCCTGCTAAGATTCCTATTGAACCTGTAGGAGCAACGGCTCTGTTGGCTACAGGAGTACTTAATCCTAACTTACCTGAGAATTCTTTAGATATTTTGTCACTCACTCCTTTATAGATACTGAGCCACTTGTGTAGTTCAGGTGTTACCTCATAACGAGATCCGTTTTTAAGAAGCCATTCATGTACACCCATGACACCAAGACCAAGCCTACGATTCTTCTGTCTGATGTCGTATACTTTATCGTAAGGAAGTTTAGCCTTCATTGTTCCGCATATAAGAAACTTGGTTGCTAGTTCAACAACAGTAGACAACTCACTAGCACTGTCAATACGAGCAAGATTAACAGATCCCAAGTTACATACGTCACTGTCATCTTCCGAAGTAACTTCAGTACACGCATTCCGTAATGTTTCCTTTTCTTTGTCGAAGAAGTTGAACGAAAACCCCGGTTCTCCAGTTCGTAATGCCTGATGTATATTAGTCCGAAAGACATCTCCTACTTCTCCTGTTTCAATGTAGTTAAGTAACCACTCAGTATCGTAGTTAACACTTATGTTTGTCATATCTAAAGGTGCAGGGAAATTAAAGTCCTGTTCTTTGATATCGGCATAAGACATTCCCGGTTTAGGAACAGCGTTGCCATCATCATCGTAGTCAGGTGTACCAACTGGCATTGAATGCCAATCTTTAGACTTTAGAAACGTATCAATATCTTTATGTTTCCAATTAAGACTAGCATAGATAGCAGACCTACGCGAACCTCCTTGCATAACCCTACGCCCTATCTCATTAATCATCTGCATCTTAGGGATAGGTCCAGAAGCTTTACCACCTGTTCCTTTAAGGAGTTCACCTGATCCTCTGTACACAGAGTAGTCAATTCCTATACCACCCCCTGTCATCAAACAGGATTCAGTCTTCCAAGAAAGATCAGCCCAATCTTCTCGTGTATCTTCTTCAGCCTTTAAAAGAAAACAATTATTAAAAAACTTATTCTCTCGTCCAGCGTAATAAAGATATCTCCCACCGGGAATAAACTTTAAGTCGCTGATTATATTAGATAATTCGTTTACCTCATCTTCCGATAAGATGTCACCACACACATCAACTGCTAGTGTTCTGGCAAGATCAGTCCACGTTTCGCATCCTTCGTGTTGGTATTTCTGTTTGAAGATTGTCTCACTAAACTCAGACCGGAACATAGGGTTTTCATTACTACGCCATGTAGACATAATACATCTCTCCTTTAGGAAGTTAAATTTAAACTATAAGTTATACAGTTTGTTAGCTAAGTTACTACGCACAACCCATATATAATTTTTACCGACTCTTTCTCTTTCTGACCAAACATCAAAGTTAGTAAAGCCATGTTTCCTATAATACCTTTTTATATTATCAATAAGAAATTTGGTTTTCTGCTTGGACTCCAGATAATTAAACTTAGGATTCGGATTTACTTTCAATGGGTTGGACACTTTCTTTTACCTTTTTTATTAACAATTTTAAATAGTACTCAGACTTTTCTAAGTCTTGTAAAGGAGTACCCTTGTAATTATATCTCCACAGATATTTAAGAATGTTTCCTTTTAAGTAGCCACAGAATTCTTCTGGTTCCATGCTTGCTTCTATCGCACAGATAGCTTCGATGTTCTTTCTGTTGTAGTGTGGTGGGTTATTAACCATGTCATCTGACATCTCTCTCTCTCTCCTTCTTAGTTTTTACTAGCGTTTAAAAGAATATTAATTCTTCGATAGGTAAACTCTCTCTCACCATCCATGATGAGTTTAAAATATCTTCTTGCATAGTCAGGGTCTATTCCTGCTAACTCACAGATAGGTTCAAAAGTCGAAGCCGTTACACACTCAGGGACAGAGAACCATTTAACTGCACAGTTCCTATCAGAAACAGCAGAACGAGGTTCACCTTTGTACTCTGGTTTAGTAGCATCTAATAAAGACTGTAAGAATACTGCTATAAACATAACTCTTTCTGGACTTGACCTCTCTAGTTTAGATTGATCCTCATTAAAAATATATGCACTGGAGAATGTATCCCATGCACTATCACTCTCTCCAAGTAGAGTATGGTCCGTATCTTGAACCGAAATAGATACGGTGATCGACCTCTTCTTGTGTTCGTCTGTGTGTTTCTTTTTCATTAACCCAACTTTCAGGAATAGTCTCTCTTGCCCACATAAAGCTATGGTTAGTTGCCCATTTGCCTAATGTAGTAGGACTATTCTTCCTAATCTTAACGTCAGCATCCATAAAAACGAACCTAATGTCAAGTGTCGGGTTACTGCTTCTAACAAACACCATCTTCTTCCTGTCTTTCAGAGGGAACCAACCTTTACATTCAATACATATTCCATTGTCTAAAACAATATCTGGTGTGTAGGTTCGGTATGTCTCAGGAACAATGTAATCTATCTTGTGAGGTTCATAAGAACCTGAATGATTCCGTTCAAGGAGATCATCATAAACACTAGCTTCAAACTTAGACCTAAAAGTTGGGCGTGAGTTCTTCGACATTTGGAGTCTTCCTTACCTCAGTTAAATATCTAGCACCGTTAGCGTAGTTAAATCCTCTTAACCCCACACCATCGTTAGCATCTTCCCAACAATCAAACTTAAACCTACAGTAAGAACAACCTGTTGCAAGCTTTAAGTTACCTGACTGACCATCAGGTACAGGGTCATAACATCTTTCAGGTGGCGTGTCTTTGGACAAGGCATCTTTTAAATATTTAATTCTTTCTTCAGGGTCAATCATCTCCATCTTATGTAATGGCATACAAGTTACCTCACCTGTTTGTTTATCCATTACAATGAATGCAGCTTCTTCGTCTTTTTCTTTGTGAGCATAAGCAGATATCTGACCAACGTAACCAAATGGATCGTCTTCGGTTAGCTTATGATTTTTAAATTTACTGAATGATCTACCAGATGCAGATTTAAAATCAACAAGAACACCATCAACTCTACCATCCTGATGTCCAGTTATCCCCTCAATCTCATGTTCTTTTTGTTGTTCTTCTACCTTGTGTCCAGATGTTTTAAGAAGAAGGACAAGTAACTCTTCGATGATATGACCATAAAGAAATTTTAATCTTAAACTATAATCAATATACTCTGGTTCAACATCATCTCTAGACTCATACCATAGTTGTCTAGCTGGCTTACCTATAGAAGACATACGTAAGACCACTCTCTTCTCATCACTGACAGCTTCAGTAAAGGAAGAGGTGATAGCTTCAGAAACATTATCACAAAAAACTTTAAGGATATCAGCAGGTGGAGAGGAACCCTCGTCCCATAAAGTCTGTAGATCTTGTGGTATTGTGGAGATATTCTTCATACTATCACCTCTGTTTTACGGGTTAAAGCGGAGAGTCTTCTACTCGACTATCCTCAGTAAACCCACCTTCGACAACATCGAAACCACCAACGTCATCACCAGCATTAGGATTATCATATGCAACTAAAGAGACAACCTGTACTCCTTGCAACAGAAACATTTGAAATCCTGATTTAGTAGTCTTAGATGTAAACTTAACATTAACATCACTACCGTTACCTAATGTATGATACATCTCATCAGCACACTGATTATTACTTGCATCAACAAGAGGTGGCTTGGGATTCAACTCACCGTTGTAATCGTAACCGTAAGCTTTAAGCGTAACGAAGTCACCCTTCATTCCAGCATTAGCTTTACCAGACTCAGGGTCATCAGTCTTTACTGTTAGACCAATGTCTTTAGCAATCTTTAGATTTTTCTTATCAAGATTACCAACGTCCAGAGAATAACGCTTATCGTCTGGACCTAATTTAGTACCCATCGGGGTGTGAAGTTTAGGCCAATAGGCTTTTCCAGAAATTACTGGCATAGTATTAATCCTTTTCTTTTTAAGTTTCAAATAAGTTTCAACAATTTTAGTATGCTACAATTAAAGCACACGATAAAGTTAGTCAAGAAAAAAATTCAATATCGTGTAACTTTTTTATCGGCAGGTTGTAGCAGTCTGCTACGACTATGTAACCATTGTCACCCTCCTGTTCTCCTTTGCTATAAAACTTTGCTTCATCAAAATACTTTTCCTTTTCTATCCAACCAAGCACCCATCCTTTTTCTAAGGTGCGTAGCATTCTTGCAAACACATACACATCACACTTCTGTTTAGTGTTATAAGCTGCTACTGAACACATGTAATAGTCACGAGGTTTTACTGTACAACTCTTAGTCTTTACATCTATGGTACGGTCACCAACTTTAAGATCATAGTCGTAAGTGTTTGACACAACACTATCTTTTAGGAAGTCAGCTACTGCAAACTCACCTAAGAAACCCATCGTGTTTCCTTTACCTTTTGTAATAGAGTTACGAAGCGTACCCATCTCTTCTGACTTGCTGTTAGCTTTGTTAACCCAATCTTTTTTAACTTTAAATTCATCTATCAT